TATGTCATTCCAAGTTACAACACCAGGACCGTTGACAGTCGAGGTTAGTAAGTTAGTGCCTGAAACCACCACTGCTTTAGCCACAATGGTTACAGAACCCACTCCCACAGTTCCTGCTAAGTTAGTGCTGACAGCTACGTCTGCAGCTGCCTTTGGTGTCATACTGCCAAGACTCGATGTAACTGCGTTGCCACTGACAGTGACATTGGCTGCCCCAACAAAAGTCAGATCACCAATAGAGATGTTATTTACATTGGTTCCTAAAGTAACATCAGCATTAGCCTCAATAGCGGTAATGTCACCTAAACTTATTGTAGCTTGAATACCCTCTAGATTTACCGGTTGATGAGTAGATTCACCAAAAGCGAATTCAGCAAAAGAGGATATGCCGAACATTATTAACCTTTTGGATTGTCGCTTCTTACTTTATTGTAAGCTGTTTTATAAGCATCCCATTTTGTAGAATCTCCACCAATTTCTTTTTCACAGTACGCCTCTGCAAATTCTTGAAAAGTTGGATAAGACGCTAATCTTTTAATTTTATATTCGTCTGGATCAGTCCACGCTTCAACATTTGTCCAGTTTATAGTTACACTGTTTCCACTATTATCTAAGGCTCTTATATCTTCTTTTGTGTTACCATGTATTGTGACTACATCATTATGAATTGCTCTAATTGCTTTATGTAAATCAGCCATTATGCTAGTACCTCCATTGCTATAATTGTTGAAACTTCAGTATCACTATAACCACCATTGTTAGCTGGCATATTAATTCTAAAACCACCCCCATTTGTTTTAAATTGCATTCTGTATTCAACTGCCGAACTTGTATTTGGCGAGTCCAGCACTACTATAGGGGAAGGTTCTGTATAATAAGCTGATTGTCCATCACTCGGCCATCTTCTTACAATAAATGGATCAGCAGTAACATCAGAACCAGCAGTATTATTTCTAATTTTCATAAAAACATTAGCACTTCCTGTGTCGTGTCCTAGTCTTGGGAAAAACATTAGTAAAACTTTACTAGAAGTTGCTGAAGGTGTGATTGATATATTCATGCCTACATCTACATAACTTGTAGAACTAGATGATGTTGTGCTTGTTAAGACTGTTGTAACTACTTGAGCAATTTTTCCTACAGAAGTAAACTCTGTGCCTGCTAAATCTAAAACATCACAGTGTAATGTGCCATCAAAATACCCATCTTTAAATTCTTTTGATGTTGAACCAATATCTACATCATTGTCTGTGGTAGGCTCGATGACACCATCTTTAATGCTAAATTGGTCTGTGCCGCCTATCTTTACATCTATCTGATCATCCGTGTCTGCTTGAATACTTGTGTCGCCATCCACATCTAAAATTAACTCTTCACCATTAATGTCTCTGTTCATAGGACCGCCAACTGCACCAGATATTTCTACAATAAAGATTGATGCTCCACTAGCAGGTGCTGTAGTAAATGTAATCTGTGTTCCGCCTGTAGCTAGTGTATAGTCTGTTCCAGGTTTTTGTATAACACCATCATGTGATACTAATAACTGTGCTGCAGAACCTACTTGTGTTCCTAAACTAAATGTTGTGTTAGAACCATTGTAAGTATTACCACTTGTGTCTAAGACACTGAAGGTTCCGTTTTTAATTGATTGTCCTATGTATGCCATTATTTACTCCATACCTCGTGTGTTAAATTACCATTATTGTCTCTTACTAATAATTCATCATATTGTGTTTCAGTTGTGTAATTAGTTGGAATATCTCTTAAAGTTTGTCTCCATGTTTTTACGTCATCAGGCATAGTATAATCAGTATTAGCCATATAATCAGTTTCTTTAAGTTTCTGTAATCTTATAGATTTAATTTCAGCTAGTTTTCTTTCTGCACTAGCATCATCCCATGCTTTGTTTCTTGCATCATATTCAGCTTGTTCTTCAGTTGTTAAATCTCTAACAATTCCATTTACCCATTTTTTTGTCATGCGTGTTTAACTCCATATAAAGTAAATCTTCCAGCACTATAATTACCTGAAGATAAATATATTTTAAAACCAGTAATATTTGTACTACCATGATAAAATCCTGAGAAGTTTCTTTGCCTAACTCCATCAGAACTCCAGTTAGATGAATGACCATTAAAAGTTACAAAGTTGCTTGTTGATCTATAAGTAGTATCAAACCAACCATGAAAAGAACAAGTATTACCATGTGCTTGGTCAACATATTGTAGATAAGTAGAATCCTGTGCTCTATTTTCTTCGTCTGTGTCTGATCTTGATCTAGTACCCATACCTACAGCCCAATCATGTGAATTATCAGTAATAGCTGTACTACCATTTTTAAACTGCATTCTATGATTACAATTATTAGCAGAAGTAATACCTCTACCTACAAAAAGATAATTAGTATATGTATCGGTAAAAAAATCTTCAAAATCAAACTCTGATACAGCAGAACTATAATTAGTTGTAGTAAGTCTCACTAAATCTTGTGGTGTACCAGTTACGGTGCCAGTAAACGCAAATGTATCACTTAAATCTATACCTGTTGATGCTACTGTTGTCTTACTCATCTATCCTCCTATGGTTTAGTAGGCCAAGTTGCGTTCTCGCACTTCTCTACTGTATCTTTTCCTGCAGGTAAGTCTCTTAAATCTTGACGATACTTTTTCATATCATCACTAAGAGTATTATCTGATAAAGCTAGATAATCTGTCTCTGCTAATAAATTATTTCTTTTATCTCTTAGGTTTTGCAATGCTCTATCCAAAGCACCATCAATAAAAACTTTTTCTTTTGCATCCCAAGCAGTTTCTTCTTCAGCTGTAAATTGAACTCTTACTCCATCTATATTATGATATCTTGCCATTAACTAACTCCGTATAATTTTAATGTTCCTGCGTTTATGTTTCCATGATTTAAATCAAATCTAACATTATTTATTCTTGCTGTGCCTCCTGATGTAAAATTACAATCTCTTATTTGTTGCATGTTACCACTTTGGTCTGAACCAGCGTGTCTTGTAAAACCACCCTTATAAGTTGTAGTATTGTTAGGATTATTTAAATAAATATTCATTGAAACATATCCTCTATTAGCACTTGAATCTGTTCCGTCAACTGAACTAGCTATTCTTATATTACTTTGAGATGTTGCTTGTGATATTCTGTAAGTGCTATCATAAAAATTTGTATGCACATAAGAACAAGTGCTTAGATAATTACTTCCATTATCAGTTGAAAGATTAATATAAAAATCTGCACCATTTACTGTCATTTGTAAATTATTTAAGACAATTAAATATAAATCATAAGTGGTGGTAAGGTAAGTGCTTGTAAAAGCTATTGTTGCGTCATTACTTGCTGTAATAGTTTGTAATAAATTAAATGTACCTGCACCAGTGATGGTTCCTGTGAAAGCATAATTAGCAGTTAGGTCTAATTTTGTATTACCTACTGCATCATCTGCTATACTATTTGTTCCTATTGTACTAAGTGCCATGTTTACTCCTTGCTATTTGCATCCTTGACAGCCTTGATATGTGTGTACCAAGAACCTGTCTTATCTAATTTACCATCATTAATATCATGATATAATTTATCTAATTGTTCCTGCCATGATAAGTATTCTGTTTTTCTTTTGATATCTATACTGTGATTAGACTCTGCTGTATTACCTGCTGTTTCGTATGTAGCTAATTGTGAATCTGTTGGCTTTGTAAAACTATATGTCCATAATTTAATATAGTCTCCACTACCATCATTTTGTAAAGATACTTTTGTGTTATCCCAAGTTGCAGAGTTTGCCTCTATGTATAATTTTACTTTTGTATATAAAGTTGCCATGTTTTACCTCTAACCAATCAATCTATGTGCTGCAAAAAATGAACCATTAGTTGCTGAAATACTTACCGTGCCACCACTATCTTGAACTGCCATTACTCTAAAATTATCTGATGAGCCATTTGCCTCTAAAACACCAGATAATATTTGTGTATCATAATTTTCAACTCTTGCATTATAGTATAGAACATCTGGAAAAGTATAACCACTCGTTGTTTCGTTTTTTTCTATTCTAATTTGAAAACCACTTATTGAGCCAACCTCATATCTTATCTTACAGGTAAAAAAATATTTACCTGCTACGCTAGGTGTGAATTTATAAGTGCTTGTGTCGTAGTCACTATTTGTATCATATAACTCTGTATTAAACTGAACTAAGGTTTGAGTAGAATTTGAAACATCTTGACCTGTGCTAACATAAGCTAAAAATGAAGGTGTGTTTTGAAAAAATTGTGCATCTATTCTTTTTATTGTTCCTGCATCAGATATTAATAATTCATCAGTCGCTGCAGCACTTTCTGCTAAAGCTGTTTGCCCTGATATAATATTATTATTAAGATGCTCACTTTCTACCGCATCATCTGCTATAGAACTAGCTGTAACAGAGTCATTAGTAGGATTAATTGTACCAACTGCCTTTGCTTGATGAACTACATAAATATTATTTGTACCAGAGGGAGGTGCTCCAGTGAATGTAAGTGTAGTTCCACTTATGCCGTATGCAGAGTTTGGGTCCTGTCTAACATTCTCTACAAAAACTTCTATATCAAAAACTGAACTCGGTGCAATGTCTAATGTAAAAGCAGTTGTACTGCCATCACCATCAAACCTTTTACCTTGTAAAGATTGAAACTGATTTTGTGTATCTATAGGTGTACCAAGATATGCCATTCTAGGTTATCTCCATAATTGATAAAGCTATATCTGCAGCACCTGAAGCTGTTAACGAA